TTAAGCCCATAGTGACGTAAAGAGGGGATAGAGCTACAATAAGCAGTAATACAAGAACACTTGTAAATGAAAGTGCTTTTAAAATTGCAAATTTAATCATGTTTCAAAAAATTGCTAATACTTTATCAATTATCTCATTTTTGATGGTTTCTACAATGTCTGTTGGAGCTTTTCTTGCGATTCGTTATATGCAAAGCCCTGAATTTGAACGTACTTTAAAAAACAAACTTATGGGTAGTTTAGAAAACAAAATGCCCGATGTGATGAAAAACACTCTTCCCGACTTCACAGGACCATCAATTGAAATTCCAAAGAAAAAGGTTAACCCTCTTGGAAATACCCAGAATTGATATTCCTCAGATACAAATAAAAGAGATATATATTCCAAAAATAAAAACTTGGGAACAATATCCAACAACGCTGGACATAATAGATAAACCAAAGCTTGATTATCCAGTAGTTGATATTCCTTCTTTTGAGCCTCTTGAATATAATCCTGACAAATTTATACCAACGGATCCTGTAAAACAACCAGAGCAAAAGCAACCAGACATACCTCAACCTCCAGAATACAAACCTGAAGTCAAGAAAGATAAAGAGTTCTTTATCAAATGCCCTAACGAGACTAATATTCCTGTAGGGTCGTTTGCCAACGATCTTAAGCTAGATAAAGTCGTATCACACAAACTTTCTGAAGATGGAAAAGTCTGCTACGAAGTCTACGAACCATCCACCTTTATTGAGAAATGGATTCCTAGCACTCCTATTCTTGTCAACACTTCAATTATTGCTGTTACTGCGGCTTCAAGTCCTATCATAGCCAACCTTCTTAAAAACCTTATCAAGACCGCAATCAAGAAGCTGACAAAGAAAAAAGATGAGGTAAAATAAAATCAGCAACCAGACCCATTATCAAACCGTAAAATCGGTTACTGCTCTGTTGGAGCGTCAGTTGCTTATTTAGGCACACCTCGAAATCTTAAGGGATTAGATTGTCACTGCCTATTTTAATTTATGAGTATGTGGGATAACTTGACCCATTTTTTCAACAACCTCTACATCCTCGCATAAAGAATAATATTTTGAATCTTTAGTGAATCGGATTCCATCACGATAAAGCTGTCCACAATTTTTTAATCTTGCCAATTCGTAATTCAATCTTTCCTTTGATAATATTTGCCTTTGTATTTTTTCTTGAGTTGTTGCACTTTTTAAACACGCATTTTGAAAGCGTTTATCAAGAGGAACAGATATTGTTGCAGCTATTCCAAAGTTAAAAGAGGTCGCATCTTTGTTGCCACTATAATTTTCTCGATGAAAAAGAATCTCCCCAGCGTTTGTAAGGTTTCCATTTGAGTCTGTAGCCTCGTTATAAACTGGCGTGAGGTAAGTATAGTCTTGAGGTCGTTTAATCGCTACTGAGGTCGTTGCAAATGGGCTTATAGATAATGTAGCTCCTGAGCATTGGATTCCATTTCCATAACTATTCTCAGTCATTGGGCCTGTTAAAACTTGTGTTGCAAAATTAGAAACTGAAGAACTGGTATTTGATTGTGGATTGGCAACTGCTGAGGTGTTTGCGTAGCTTGGTAAACAAGAAAAAAGACTTACTAATTGGAGAAGATAATAGTGGTATCTGTAACCACTTCTGACTGAACCGTTCTTGTTATATCGATCACGCTTTCCAAAGAAGGTCCTTTGTAAAACTCTGAAAACTGAAAAGCGTTCCCTTGTGTGGTTTGCTGCCAGTTTGGTTTTTGATCCATATTTAAACCAGTCCATTCATAAGTCGTTCCATTGATGGTTTCAGTAACGGTTGCATTAGGCATAGAAATCGTGTCACAATTTCCGCAAGATATGCCAGATCCTGTCACCGAGTAGGTATAGCCTGAATTGTAGCGAACTTCTCGGATATTTTCTGTGAGATTATTTGTGGTGACGCTTCTGCTTGTACTTGTAGCACTTGTGAAATTTGGCACGACAGGAATTGCGTGTGCTGGATTAACAAAAAATATAAAAAGTAGATATTTCCACATCAATCAACAGTTAAGTCCGTCACAAATTGACCAGTTAAAACCACGCCTGTTCCTGTGCCAGCAGAAAGAGTCATTGTATGGTTATCTAAAGTCACTGCAGCTGTGCCAACGGAACCAGCACTTGTGGATGTCAGATCACTAAAATTGCTAACAGTTCCGACTGTTGGTGCAGATCCAGAAGTGGCATCACCTTCTAGGTAGCTAGTTGAGTAAGAAAAAGCCTCCCCACTTGTTGCTTGGGAAACTGAACTTGGAAAGCTGATCGCTGGAACTCCCGAAGTGACAGAGCCAAATCCACCAACGGTGGCTGCAGAGTTTGAATCAGTTGTGGTGATATTATTTCCACTTATGCTGTAACTTGATCCAATTTTATCTGCGGAAGTTGCTGCCGATAAACTCTCAAGTTTCACACTTGAGGTTATTGAATGTTGAATATCAGCATAAGAGGTAGCTGGAATGAAGAGAAATAATAAAAGTAGCTTTTTCATTTGATACCTACATTGGTGTCCTTGTTATCCACTATCTTAGCAGCGTTTGAGGGTTTCTTTTTGTTAACGGATATACCGTATGAGCCTAGCACTCCACTGGTCAAGCCAGCTAAAAACGCTCCATCATTCCGAATTTTATCCATATATCCGAGAGTCATCATGGCTAAACTCCAGCAAAGAATCATGAATCGGACAGCGTGACCAAAGATTTCTCCCCAATCAGTACCTTCTTTTTCTTCTTGTTCTTCAGCCATAAGAATTGTCTTTCTTGTTTTATATTAACAATGTAGCTATGTTAGGAAAAGAAAACAAAAATTCATGTCAAAGTTTCTAATTAATTTATTTATCAGGTTCGGCAAATCTGAATCTGTTAGAAAAGGATTACTGCTTATGCTTAAGTCTGCTGCCGAGAAAAGTGACAATGACGTTGATGATGCAATTGTCAAAATGATAGAAGAGAAGCTCTTTCCAGTAAAATGATCAAAAAGTTTCTAAATATTGACATAGAGAAAGCTCCCCCAGAAATGGAACTAGAAGTTGAACTTCAATGCAGACAAATTATGGAGTCTGATGACATTGATAATATAAAACGATATTGCACTCATTTGGTCAGATATAAATTAAAACAAGATATGTTTTTATCCTCTATTCTCAATCACTTTGTTGAGCTTGAGTTTGTCAAACCAAAGAGAAGAAAAAAGCGTTTTAAGTTATTTTAAAGTTTTTTCGTATTCATCAATATATTTATCTTCAAAGTCTCTAATTAACATATTATTTGTTCTATCAACTTCATAGTTAAACTTAAGAACTGCGGTTCTTATATGTTCTTTAACCCATCGACCCTCTTCATATATAACTTGAGCTTTGCCATTTTCCTTAATAAAGACATAGTGATCTTGACCTTTTAATTGAACATCTAAAAAGTTTCTTTCGAGATCTTTGCGTCTTATATCTTTCAATTTTCTCAGTTTTACTGAGGTGTGTTCTTTTTTCATTTCAATTCAAGCGTAATATCAACCCACGAGGGCTGAGGTTTGCATCCATCAATAACACCATAAAAGGGATTATTTATATATTCATAAGTTTTTTTACCGTCAAAATAAATTCTTCCAATATACGGATTTTTTGGAAATTTAGATTTATCCATAGATTTAAATTGTTATGTTAATTTTATTGCCTAATTCATTCATAATTACTTTTATATCTTCTTTGTTAAGATTCCTAAATACCTCATATTTTAAAACTCTTTTATCTTTAAACATTTTGTGAAGCTTTCTTTCAAGTGTTTTAAATTTACTTGTAACAGGACTAACAGCTAAAACCTTATCAGGTTGTTGTTCTTTAATTCTAATTTTTATTCTTGCAGCTGTAGCTCTACCAATCTTCCAATAACCTTTACTTTCAACAAAATAAACATGACCTAATTCTTTAGATTTTTTAGGTGCTTTATAGTTTTCTGGTGGAGTCCAAGCATTTTCCCAACCTTGATCTAATGCTTCATCATTCCATACTTTTTTGCCTCGAACATATTTAACAAAACCTTTTTTAATAAACCATAATTCTGCTTCAAAATCACTTGAGATTTTATATTGAACCTCACCTCCTATAGAAATATTTGTTTTTGTAAAAACTAAGCCATATTCTTTATAAATTTCATCTTCGGTCATACCGAAAAATTTTTCATGTTTAGGTCTTTTATCAGTATCAAAAACACTAGGGAAAGTAGATAATGCACCGCTCCCAGTAGTGGAAACGGTCATATCATGTGTATTAAAAGTAATACTAGGAATAGTTACTCTGTCCATTTGATTTAAAATGGAATTTCCTCCGTTTCATCAACTAATTGGATTCTTCTAGGATTTATAGTTCCGAAGCATGAATCTTCATCATCTTCAAATGTATTTTTTCTACCATTTCCATTTAAATAAATACCTTCAACTTCTTCTCTTTCATTTGTTCGCATGTCATATACTTTTCCAGTTTCAACTTTCATTTTTGCAACTGCTTTAATATGGTTACAAAATTCATCAATTGAACTTAAAGGAATGAACAAACGCATCTGTTTAGGATATTTTTGTTTACTGTTTTCATATGGATTATCTCGAACTGTAAAATTAACAGGTAGCGATAATGCTGGGTCAAATTTTTCGAAAGCCATGATTAAGATTCCTCCTTTGGGATGATGTTGTTTTCTTTCTCCCAAGCGATAACTTGGTCGAGGTTGTAGCGAACTCTTGATGCGGAAGGAGTCGATGCAAATTTTGGCAGTTCATACCATTCTGGACCGACTTGTTTGTTTTCCTTCCTTGTTTTCATTCGCCATATTTTGACCGTGTTATCGGTCACACCATAGCGTTTTGCTAGTTGTTTGGTGTCAAGATAAGTTGCCGTTTCAGTCATAATAAAGATGCCTCCTTTTGAACGATAGCGTTGGTCAGCTTGTGCCTTTCGCTATCTGTTAAGTTTCCCTGTTTCATTTGAGCGTCTAACCTTTTTTTAATTTCATCAAGATGCTTTTGGGATGGAGCTTTTTGTATCCATTTCAGTGCCATCTCAGTTACCGAAGGTTCATTCTGTGGTTTTTCTTTGTTTTCTTTCCACGATTTATCTTTGCCATTGTAAAGAGATAAGCCGAACTGATTACCAAACTGCATGAAGGCTCTTTTGCGAGCATCTGTTTCAGCTTCTTTGATAGCTGACTCGTGGTTGTTTCCATGATTGGTTTGGTTACCGTGACCAGCACCCGTTCCTTCTCTAATCACATCTCCAACGGTGATTCGTACTTTGGCTATGTAACTGACGGCTCTAGGTTCATTTTGAACACAGGTTGTTTCGATAGTTTCACTACTCCAACCACCAAAACCAAAGATGCGGTTGGCTTCAGCGATGACGTGATAACCTTCGACGTAAGCGAGTGTGTTATCTTTCCCACCCCAGCCAGCTTCTCTTTCTTTTACGTTTGCTGCAAGTATAGGCTCGTTGAGCTTCTCGACTTGTTCTTTAGAAAATTCCATAATTAATTTGTTAAATAAGCCCAATTAGGCAAGGACAAAGTTTCGACAGATTCGCTATATCCACGCCAATAATTATCGGTGTGGCATTCTGATATCTGTTTTAAAGCAAGGGACCGCAAGGCACGACCCTCTGCAATGGTGTCGTCGTCGAGTGAATAAACACCGACAGCGAAAGGATAAACCTTCTCAACAAATACAAAATAAAATTCACTTGCTTTGGTCACTTCTAGATAATGTGCTGCTTGCAAATGATATAAATATCGAGCAATTGTTTTGATGGCATTGTCAGGAGAGGCACCTCCTTCTCCTGTGGTTTTGAGGTCAACAATAACGTCACCGCATATCCAGTCGGGTCTAGCTTTTACCGCAAGACCTGTTTCTTGGTCTTGAATAAAATAACTAAGCTCTGGCTGCCCAAAAGATAAAAGCTTTGAAGCAGTCGGATGAGCATGAACTGAAGCTGCAAGAGAAGAGGACAGGTCGTATTCTGCCTGTGAAATTGGTTCTTTGCCTTGAGCAATAATTTCTTCTGCTGCAGCCTTGCCAGCTTTTGTTGTTTTGTTTGGGCAGATGACATAGTCTTTTGCTGCCCTTTCTGACTCAAGTGTGAAAGCGTGAGCCAGTTCTCCATCTCGAAATGCCTTTTTTACAACTGGTGCATGGTCGACCTTACCGTCACCGTATTTCAATTGATGCCAAACTTTAGGACAAGTTTTGACCCAGTTTTTAAGGTCTGAGGCACTAATATCTTCCTTTGCATGATATTCAGCGTTTGACATATTCATAAGGATTGGGTCTGGATATTTCATTCTTCTTCATCCTCGTAAACACAGTCATCGCCTTCTTCTTTAAGTTCTAACTCTCCGATAGAGGACTCTTTTATGACTTCGATGATGTCAACGAGAGCATCGCTAGAAGTCTCATCAAAATAATAATTTTTGTATTTAGTTAAGCCAATCGTCTGCTGAATGGCATGGTCTACAAATTCATGCAATTTCATTTTTCAAGTTCCTCACAGGCAAGTTGAATACCAGCATTACAATCTGCAATTGTCATCTGGGTGAAAGTTGAGTCGAGGGCGGTTAGAAGTATTCCGCCCATTGCAATGTATAAAAGAAAATGCTTCATTTACTTAGTCTCCGTGATGAAGTGGTCGCCTAAGAAATTTCTGTATCTTGATGGCAAGGTTCCTCTGATTCGGTCCATTGCTTTTCTAAAAAAGGTGATTTTTTCAACTTCCCATTTGCTGTCGTTGTTTAGTGGTTCACCACGCTTTCCTCCGAGAATGTTGAAGTTTGGGTCGTGAACTCCATGCTTGTAACGAACCGTTGCGACTTTAGTGCCGTGCATGATTATGTCTGAAGTGAAGTCGTTTTCTGTGTGATAACTGTTGTGAATTGTTATCCAGTTCTTGTATGAGCCTGACTCTCTGTGGTTGATGGCTTCAAGAACGACTGTTTGGAATCTGTCCATGTTTTTGTTTGGTAAGGGAACTCGGCAATCTCTGCCTTACATCTATATTACCTCTGTTATATAGGTAAGTCAACTTAAATGTCCTTAATATTAGAGTGATTTGTTATAGCAAGCTATTAGCCAAGAGGACTGTAAACCTTTGAGGTCTGCTAAGAACATATCGTCTGTGTAAGACTCATCTTTAAACCACCTGTCGGTTAGTTCTGCTTTTGCTTGCTGGTATTGTTGTTCAGTCATTTTGATGCCCCCAACCTAAAAGTTCCCCAATTTGGTCAAATGTTTGTTTACCAGATGAGGAAAAATTATCACGGTCCCATTGCATATCCTCAATGAGTTTTAAGAGTTTCTCACCTTCGGTGTCGGTGTGAAATTCGTTTTTAATTTCTGATGCTTGGATATACATTTAGAAGTCCTCCACTCTGTCGTGAATAGCCACCGCACCGTAAAAATGATGCCCAAGAAGCTCTCTGCAAGCCTCGCTAAACCTACTGTCGGAAGTTGCTGCAAAGTTGCCCCCATCCATTGTATGTTGGTCTTCATTCCATGCTGGTTTTATATGCAAAGAATTAAAAGGACCTTTTTTAAGTTGGGCTGCTGGATAGTGGTCTGAAGGTTCAAAAGGACCCTCGACGTTGGTTAAGCATAAGCCTTCGATGTCTCTTGAGGACACACCGTTTAAGGTGCAGTCCCCAAATTTTGAGCATTTGTAAATGTTTACATGTAATCCCATAATTAACCCCTCCTTACTGTTCCGTCTTTTTCTGTGTAAGTCCAAGAATAACCAGATGCCCAATCGTGTAGTTTTGGCTGAAGGTTATTTTTGTTTGCCTCTAAAGGCTCCCTGCAAAAGCTAAAATGTATGACTTTCTCTGTTTCTAAGTCAATTACATAAGAAGAGCCATATTGAGGAGCTCTTTTATCAGCTTCAGCTATTGCTTCCTCTGCTGTTTGAAAGAGGTGGTCAAGTGGACCGTTTTTATAAGGTGTTTCGACCCTGTATTCGAGTGTGGGTAAAAGCCCCATCTGCTCTGGATTGATTACTGCAATTTTCATTTTGTTTAGCAAGTTTTGTGGAGGCAATCTCTGCCTACTTATATATTACCTCAACCTAATGATACTGTCAACCATCTTAACCCAACCCCATGTGCCTGTAATATTAGTGTCACAAGACAAGTTGACTCAGAGTGTTATCACGCTATAATGGAGTTGAGGGAGAAGATTCCTCAATTGTACCTTGTCAACTGAATACTATGTACGGATGTGATTATTTGTACTTTGGAAACAAAGTCTCAGATATTAAACAATTCACTGGACCTTATCTTTTAAGGACAGATGGAAATAAGGAGCTTATACAAGCTCAACTTATGCCCAGAGTCGACCAAGAAGTAAATGTTTCTTGGCTGGCCAATCACAACACGGGTCGAAATTCTAATCCACCTCAAACTCAGATTTCCATACAAGGAAAACTGGAGGGGCTGATAAATAACGAAGGGGAGGGAACTTATAGAGTTCTTATAAATAACCAAACCTACACTTATTTCTTCGACAGCAACATTTGGCAAATCAGTCAAAAAGACAAAGATGCCAGATTAATTATTCTGATCGATACCACCCACCACACGGATTACAATTACGAGGAAAAGGTTGATCCAATCGGATATGCCTTCAAACTCGAAGAACGTGGACTGATCTAAAACAAGCCCCCTTCGGGGGGCCTTCCAAATATTTATCTTGCCTTAATTATGATTAAAGTCACTTTGACTTTCCTCCTTGATGAGGAAAACGATCCTGAAATAAAAGAGGTGCTTAAGCACACTCCTGAAAGAGTCTTCTTTGAGGATAGAATTGCCGATGACTATATGCCTGATTTATTGATGAAGGCATTTAGACCATACGGATATCGTTATATCGATGACCTTGATTGGAGTTATAAACTTAATCACAAAGTTAATTAACTTATGAGCTGCCTTTACAGGGCAGCTTTTTCTTGTATCATGTATTATCCTTAAATTAAATCGGGAAGCCTGATGACAACAAAAGCAGTGGTCTGAAAGCTATAAACACCCATTGATACCGTGGGAAAGGCAGGGCAGTCAAGGCAAGGGGCTGATCGATCTCCCGATTTATTATTACAACTCGTTTATTAATATATCCGCACCAATTACCTCATCTTCATTGCAGTATCTTTTAGTTGCTGATAAATTTGTTACTTGACAGTCATCTTTAAAAGCAATTCCAGTAAGTGCGTCTAAAGTTGACCTAACAAGCTTATCTAGGTCATTTTTTTTAACAATTAAATAAGCTGGGGCCGATTGCTTCAGCAGTCCATTTGAGCGATAGTGACTTTTAGGTCGTTTAAACCTAAATATCAAACCAACGTGACAAGCACCCTCGATAGGTGTTTCTGTCTCTTTTTTGGCCACCTTGCTAACTTCCCTCCGCCATGTTTTTACTCTTTTGCAAACTTCGATCATTCTGCCACCACCAATATGTCGTTTACTGCCTTGAGGGGCTGGTTCAATATTCTCAACGGAAAAAATAAAAGATGTCATTTAATCCACAAGGTTATCCTTTCACTGCTTTACCCACAAATCTTAGAGGAAAAATACAACCAAATCAATTAGCTGTCCTTTGGGTCATCCAAAGTTATGCAAACAAAGATGACCAGCAATGCTATCCATCTTTAAATACAATTGCCAAGTCCGCTTGCATGTCAAAACGGACCGCACAGAAGATTGTGAATCAACTTGTCTCTTTGGGTTGGTTGGAAAAAAAACACCAAAAAGGTAGAAACGGTGAGCAGGGCAGTAATTTGTACAAAGTCACTATTTGGCATCTTGCAAATGTTCCAGAGCCTAGTATTGATGGGCGTGGCAAATCCTGCACCCCTGCAAAATATGCCATACCCCCAGTGCAAAATCTGCACCCCCCCATAGCACCAGATGCCACCAAACAAGATGTATATAAACTAGATACAAATAACAATATTAATAAAGTTAGTAAACAAAAAACAAAGAAAAAGATTTATTCTGAGGAATTTGAACTTTTTTGGCAGAAATATTTAAAAATTAAAAAAAGGGCATCTGGTCAAACAAAACCAAGAGCCTTTGAAGAATATTGTGTCGTTATGAAAAGTCATTCTTCAGAAACACTTGCTTTAGCCTTGCAAAGAGCTATAACTGATCAACACCAAATCGAAATTAAAGGGGGCTTCGCTTCTCCCTTTCCTGATGCGTATCGGTGGCTCAAGAACGGCAGTTTTGAAGCCTATTTACCAAGCACAGTCGATTTGCCAAAACAAAATTGGGAGAAAGATAAATCCCAAGACTCAGAATTACCTTTTTAACTTGCCATGTCTTACAAAAGAAAACTTACTGAAAAAACTATAAATTTTTATCCGCCTGATAAAGATTGCTATGCTTGCTACGACACAGGAATAGTTAATAATTCAGATCGATTAATCAATCGACTTTATTGGCAGGATTACGATATTGATGAAAAAGGCAGAAAGTTTGCTGGCTCTGATGCAGCTATAATATGCCATTGCAAGAGAGCTTATCAACAATTAGATGAAGAACAAAATGTTATCTCCAGTGGATATAGAGACTCCTTAGGTAACATTAAAACCATCGTAACTTCCAGTGGTGAACACACTTTAGGCGTTTCCTTAACAAAAGATGAAACCAGAATGTTGCACAATAAAAGAAAGGAATCTTGGCAAGAAAGTGTTAAATTAATGAACGATTATCGTTTGCAAAATATAAATAATTCAAAGAAAGAACTGCCTTATTTTATACAAACTGTCAAAGAAACTTTAAAAAATACTCCTTCCCTGTTTTCATTTCCAACAGAAAAAGCTACTGTTGAATCAATGAAACTCAACCAAAGTGACCCACCGCCTTCCTAAAAACCTTCTTTATGAGTCGGCTCAAGCGAGAGAAAAAAAAGAAAATATAGAGTTTTCAAAACAAAACCCACCTCCTGTTCCTCTTGCAAACTTAATGAATTACAACTGGCCTGTTCACATGAATTGGGGTGATTGGTATCTTAACGAGGAAAATTACTCTCTTGATTTGATGCCTGATTGTCACTTTGGTGTATGGGACCACGATGAACCGCTTTATTCAATAAATTTAATTGAAGTATGCTCTGCCAATGACATGATTCGTTGGTTTTTTCATTTACACGGTAAGAACCCTCACCTTTATGGAGAAAATTTGGTAACCGATCTTTTTTATGCTTTTCATGAAATATACAACGATTTTAAATTTGATCTTCAAAAAATGGGACAAATAGTATGTCCAACTGCCGTTGTCAATAACCACATCAAAAAATATAATCAATACAAAAACGCAAGATGAAAATTAACGAGCTTAAAAACGATCACAAAAACGCAAGAAAAAGAACAGATCGTTCCTCCGCATTGATAAAAGAATCGCTACAAAAATATGGTGCTGGTCGTTCTATCGTTATCGACGAAGAGAATCGAATCCTTGCTGGCAATGGAACAATCGCTGGGGCAAGAGCAGCTGGTATAAAAAACGTAAGAGTAATTGAAACCGAAGGTGATGAAATTATCGCTGTAAAAAGAAAAGGACTCTCGGAAGATCAAAAGGTCGGGCTTGCTTTAGCTGATAACAGAACTTCAGACTTATCTGAATGGGATAAAGAAATGTTGCATCAGCTTTCAGAAGATCACGATATTGATCCGTGGTTTACAAAAGAGGACCTTGCAGAAATACTTGGTGAGCCAGATATTATCCCATCCGAAGGATTAACAGACCCAGACGAGGTTCCTGAAACTCCTGAAGAGCCAACTGTTCAGTTTGGAGAGGTTTGGAAACTTGGTCAACACAAATTATTATGCGGAGACTCGACTGATCAAAACCAACTCCAACCTTTGATGGAAAACGAACTGGCAGACCTTTGGTTGACTGATCCTCCTTACAACGTGAACTACGAAGGGGCCACCGCAGATAAATTAAAAATACAAAACGATAATCAATCCGATGCAGAGTTCCGACAGTTTTTGGCTTCGGCTTATACGGTTGCTCATCATTATCTCAATGACGGTGCTTCCTTTTATATCTGGCATGCAGATTCAGAAGGTTATAACTTCAGAGGTGCAGCAAAAGATGCCAACTTGCAAATAAGACAATGCCTTATCTGGGTCAAGTCCGCAATGGTCATGGGTCGTCAAGATTATCATTGGCAACACGAACCTTGCCTTTATGGTTGGAAAAAAGGTGCATCTCACTTTTGGAATGCAGATCGTAAGCAAACAACGGTTCTTAACTTTGATAAACCAAACCGCAACAAAGAACACCCAACAATGAAACCTGTCGACTTGATCCAATATCAAATGTCAAATTCAACAAAGCCAAACCATATCGTTCTCGACACCTTCGGTGGCTCAGGCACAACTTTGATTGCTGCTGAAAGAATACAAAGACAAGCTCGCCTTGTTGAACTCGACCCAAAATACTGCGATGTAATAATTAAAAGATGGGAGAATTTCACTGGAAATAAAGCAGAGCGTGTAGTATTTAACTAAGAACTACATTTTATGGGCAAAAAAGGTACGCAAGCAGAGACAATTGTCAGGGCTCAACGGTTCGCTCGGATAATTGCTAACGGGGGTCGTCGGTCTGACTGCGTTCGTTATGCTTCCGAGAATTGGGGGGTGGGAGAAAGAAGCGTTGCTAAGTATTTACAGATAGCCAGAGAGGAGTTGAAGAAGGATTGGGATATGGAACGACCCCAGATGATTGCTGATCTTTTGGCTCAATGTAGCACCCTACAGATGGAAGCTAGAAGGTCTGGTCAATATCACATTGCTCTCGGTGCGATCAATACTGCAGCCAAACTTGCACACTTGGTCTCATGAGTCTCTTAGAAACTGTCTCGCAAGGTCATGTCTTATTTGAAGAAGGCTTTAGTTATATCCCCTCGTCAAAAGATGTGATAAAAAAAATAAAAACTAAGTTGCTACCGCATCAAGCATCTTTCTGTAACGACACAACCCATCGTAAACTTGCTCTTGTTTGTGGCTTTGGTGCAGGTAAAACTTATGCTTTGGTCTCCAAAAGTATTATTCTTGCTTGCATGAATGTTGGTCATATATCTGCCATTTTTGAACCAACAAGTCCAATGCTCAGAGATATTTTGATGCGAACCATGAACGAGCTTCTTGAGGAGTGGGAGATACCTTACACTTTCAGAGCTTCGCCATTGCCAGAATATCAACTTACTTTTGAAGAAGGAACTCATACGATCCTATTAAGAACCATTTTGACCTATCAAAGGCTAAGAGGACAGAACCTTTGTGCGGTTGGTTTTGATGAGGCCGACACCGTAAATAAAAGAGACGCAGAGCAAGCGATGAACATGGCTCTTGCAAGATTAAGGTCAGGCAATATTCAGCAGTTTTATGCAACAACAACTCCCGAAGGTCATGCTTGGGCTTTTGAGACTTTTGAAAAGAACGCAAAGGAGGATACAAGGTTAATAAAAGCAAAGACAAGTGATAATCCTTATCTGCCAGAGGGCTTTATCGATTCTCTTTTAGAAAACTATCCTCCGCAACTTATCCAAGCCTATCTCAATGGAAACTTTACAAATCTTACAACTGGAGCTGTGTATTCCAGATTTGATCGCAACAAGCACTTGGTTGATAATATTCCGTTTGATATAAAAATGGAGACGCTTTTGATAGGGATCGATTTCAACGTGATGAATTGCAACGCAGTCGTAGCAGTCAAAGACGCAGATAAATTGTTTGTGATTGATGAAATTACAAAACAAAATGATACAGATGCATTGGCTCAGGAAATTAAAAGAAGGTATCCTACGAATAGAATATTAGTTTATCCAGATGCAAGTGGTGCTGCCAGATCAACGATCAACGCTTCAAAGACAGATATTGCAATTCTCGAAGGCTACGGTTTCTCAAGCATGGCATTACGCAGTAACCCACCGATCAAAGACAGAGTTCAAACCTTACAAGCACTCTTGGAGAACAGCAAAGGATGGGTGCGTTTGGCGATTCATGCCAGTTGCAGACGCTTGATCGAATGTTTAGAATTGCAAAGTTATGATGAAAAAAGTGGAGATCCAGACAAGCAGAATGGATATGATCATCTCAACGATGCGTTAGGTTACCTTGTGTATAGAGAATTTAATATTATTCATGCAAGGGCAGGCCGACGAACAGGAATTAGAATATATTAAAAGAAATGATATCATGAGGAAAAACCGTGTATAGCTCACTAAATATTTACAACCAGCCTGTAACTTTAGCTCCTACAACGGTTGCCTCTCCTAATGCTGCCTATCAAAGAATGGCAAATTTCTGGGGTTTGATTGAGGATTTGAAAGAAGGCACTTATAAAATACGAAGCGAACATAGAAAATATCTTCAACAAGAACCAAGAGAGACTGATGATGCCTACGACACAAGGTTGGCAAGATCAACTGTTGTTCCTTATTTGCAACGGATAGAAAAAATGCTATCAGGAATGTTAGTGCGAAAGCCTGTCCGACTTGACGATGTTTCTGATCTTGTTCGAGAGCAGCTTTTTGATGTTGACCTTGAGGGCAACGATCTGAATGTTTGGTTATATCAAACTGCAAGAACAGCGATTTCATTTGGCCACGTCGGGGTGCTTGTTGATGCACCAAAGGAGGGAGAAAAGGCAAGACCTTATTGGGTTACTTATACACCGAGAGATATTCTTGGCTGGCGGACAGAAATTGTTGAAGGAACAAGGCAACTGACTCAACTTAGATTGATGGAGCAAGTTGTTGAAAATGATGGCAAATATGGTGAAAAGTTGGTGAAACAAATCCGTGTTCTTGAGCTTGGTCGATATGAAATACATCGCAAGGATAAGAAAGGCGAATATAAATTAGTTGATGAAGGAGAGATGAGTATCAAAGACAAGATTCCGTTTGCTGTTGCCTATTCAAACCGAGTTGGATATTACGAATCACGCAGTCCTTTGTACGACATTGCAGAACTTAACCTTAAGCATTACCAAATACAAAGTGACCTTGATAATATTCTGCATATTAGTTCAGTTCCTTTGCTTGCTGTTTTTGGTTATCCAAACGCAGATGAAATAACAACTGGACCGAATGAAGCGTTATCGCTTCCACCAGAGTCAAGACTTGAATATGTGTCTCCATCAGGCGACAGTTACGACAGCCAGTTCAAAAGGCTTGGAGATATAAAAGATCAAATAAATACTTTGTCATTAGCTGCGGTGCTTGGTCAAAAATTGGTGGGAGAAACAGCGGAAGCCAAGCGAATCGACAGATCGCAGAACGACTCAACAATGATGGTTATCGCACAGCAGATGCAAGATTTGATTGATAATTGTCTTAAGTTTCATAGTGAATATTTAAACGAACCCAACGCTGGCAGTTCTTTTGTTAATAGAGACTTTGTCACTGCAAGGCTTGAGCCAGCAGAGATTGACAGCCTCCTCAAAATATATGCTGCAAATGGCATCAGCCAAGAGAAACTTCTTGAGCAACTAGCAAGTGGAGAAATACTCGGAGATGATTTTGATATCGAGGAAGAATTAGAAAAAACGCAATCGGGTGGGTTGATAGAGATGAATCAAGAAAGTGAAGCAGCTTAGTAGATGGCAGTTCCAGAGGCTTTTTACAGAGAAGCTATAGATCTCAACAGATATAGCAACAAGGTGCAATTTCAAGTTGCCACCCAATTTAATGAAGTTATCCTTGATGTATTAAGGCAGATAAGAGATTTAGAAGGCAACAGCCCAGCAACAACTGCAAGACTTAGATCAATATTGGCTCAAATGGTGGATAGTTTGAAAGGCTGGGAGAACGAAAGTGCTGTTTATATGATTGATGAACTCCAAAACCTAGCAGAGTTTCAAGTTGGCTTTGTGCAAGATCAACTTCAACGTGTTCTTCCAAAAGGTGAGTTTCAAGTAAACACCGTTGCTGTTTCTCCTGACTTTGCAAAATCAGTTGTGACAAGAGATCCAACCGCTTTGACGATCCGTTTGCGTGATAAAGATGGCGTGTTCAGAACTGCTCAGTTTGCATTGACTGCTAAAAGAGGATCGGATATTTCTCTGCCAAATGGAAAGACAGTCAAAAAAGCATTCAGAGGAATTGCTGATGACTCTGCTTCGAGACTTTCGAAAGCAATCCGACTTGGCGTTTTGGAAGGAGAGTCTTTGCCAAAAATAGTCAGAAGGCTCAAAGGTCCTAATTTAAGTTTTGTTAGTAAACCTCAAAATGCTATCGCTTTAAACTCTGCTTTGAAAGATTCAGAGGGAATGCTCTTATCAAATAAACAAATCCAAACTGTCGTCAGGACAACCGTTAATCAAGTACAAAATGCTGCAAGTCAGGCAGTTTATGCAGCAAACAGCGATATTACTGGCAGATATCAGTATGTTGCAACTCTTGATGCAAGAACAAGCTCTATTTGTCAAAGGCTAGATGGGCAGTTGTTTAAATACGATCAAGGTCCTGTACCTCCTCAACATTTCAATTGCAGATCCACAACTGTTCCAATCATTGATGACGACGATCTTGCCAGAGCCTTTCCAAACACAAGACCCTCCGCAACTGGTCGTGTTCCGCAAGATACAAATTATGCAAACTGGTTAAAAGATAATCCTGATATTCAAGATAAAGTGCTAGGCAAAAAGAAAAGATATTTTAATTTTTTGATGAGTCCTAAAAGAGGAAAGAAACAACTGAACGCAACAAATGCTTTAAAAAAAATTATCCGAGAGGATGGAACGGAGCTAACATTGGATCAATTAGCCAAACGATATCCAAATGCCAATTAAAAAAGGGAAGTCTCAAAAAACAATATCAGGAAATATAAGGATGCTTATGAAAGAGGGCAAATCAAGATCACAGGCCGTTGCAATTGCTTTAAGTTCTGCTGGTAAATCTAAACCAGCCAAGAAACGCAAAAGGAGATAAGATATATTTAGTTGCATTCAAAATCATGCCTTCACACTATGGATCAATGAAACCAAAAGGAAAGAAGAAGAAAAAGAAAGGAGGTAAAAAGTAATGGGATATATTTTTAAAGTTCAAGGTGCAGTTGAAACCAAGTCAAAGGCTGAAAACTGTGAAGTAAAGCCAAAAGCCAAAAAAACAAAAAAGAAAGGTGACTAGACGCTTTAGAAAAGTTCCAAAGGATAAAAAAACTGGTGTTGCTAAGAAATATCTTAGTGGGGCCAAAAATAAAGCTGCAAAGGCTGCTGAAATAAAAAGAACGGCAGCAGCTTACAAGCGAGGAGAGTATATTGATATTGAAGCTGTACAAAAATCAAGGATCGCTCAAGATGGCAGAAAGACCAAAAAGAAAACCACTAAGCGAAAGCGTAAAAAAAACACTTAAAAAGAAAGCTGCCAACAGCCGTTTTTCTTATACGCAACTAGCTGCTGTTTACCGCAGAGGTCAGGGAGCATATCTTGGTGGCGGATCAAGAAACGTATCGATGGCAGCTTGGGCGATGGGGAGAGTTAATAGTTTTATAACAGGAAAAGGCGGTGCAAGAAAGGCTGATGCTGATTTGATGAGGAAAAAATGAAGAAAAAAGAACTTACAACTCGTCAAAAAAATGCTTTAAAGCGTCATAAGTCAACTCATGGACACACAAAAGCACACATGGATGAGATGATAAAGGCCATGCTTGCTGGTAAAACATTTACTGAAGCTCACAGGCTTGCTATGAGGAAAAAAGGCAAATGACAATCAAAAGAGGCGGACATACTTTTGCTGGTGTTGATAAACCAATTCGCACGCCTAATCACAAAAGTGGAAAGTCCCATGCAGTTGTTATAAAACAAGGTGATGGCTTTAGATTGATCAGATTTGGTATGCAAGGTGCAAAAACAAAGCCTCCAAGAAAGGGTGAGTCAGAGGCAGATAAAGCTAAAAGACGGTCTTTCAAAGCTCGTCATGCAAAAAATATTGCAAAAGGTAAGACAAGTGCGGCTTATTGGGCTGACAAAGTAAAGTGGAGTTAGTATATTAATAATTATTAAGATTTTTTATGGCTGAAGAACCAATCAAACCAAATCCACCTGTCGATACTGCTGCCTTAATTGCAGAAGTTGAAGCATTGAGAAAAAGCAAAGCGGAACTTTTAGATGACTATAAAAAAGCAAAAGAAGCTGCAAAAGCTGTGCCTCAAGATGTAGATGTAAATGCTTTGATTGCTTTTAAGCAAAAAAAAGAACAAGAAGAGTTAGAAGCAAAAGGTAGATATGAAGAGGCAACAGAAAAACTTGCTGCTCAATATAGACAAGCAGAGGAAGCAAAAAATCAGAGGATTCAAGAGCTTGAGAAAAGACAAAGAGAACTTGAGGTCGAAGCCCCTGCTGTGACTGCACTTGCAGACGTTGTTCACGATCCACAATATGTGCTGTCGAGACTTAATAAAGAGCAATTATCAAGAGACCCTGATGGAACGGTTGTGGTTGTTGACGGATATAACAGAACATCTGTAAAAGAATGGGCTCAGCAAAATATGCCTCAATGGGTGCAAAAAAACCCAAGACCGCAAGGTGGTGGAGCAACAACAACTAAGGTGACGGCTGACGTTGTTACAGGAGAAAGTAATCCTTTTGCAAGGGAATCTTTTAATTTAACTGAGCAAGCGAGACTTTATCGCACAGACATTAATAAATATAATATGCTCAAAAATGCAGTTAGCGGTTAATATAAGACTAACGTAGTTGTGCTGCGTCAGAGGTTGTGCCTCGAAGTGAACATATTTTATTAGTTTTTAATGGCTACATTAAGAAGTGATTTAATAATCCCAGAGGTGTTCACACCCTATTTGATCGAAGAGACAACTCAAAGAGATTCTTTTCTTCAAAGTGGGGTCGTACAACCTCTAGCAGAATTAAATCTATCCGCAGAAAGAGGCGGTGACTTTGTAAAGATTCCATTTTACAAGGCAAACTTATCTGGCGACTTTGAAGTTTTATCTGATAGCACTTCATTGACTCCAGCAAAAATTACTGCAGACAACCAGATTGCTGCTGTGCTTCATAGAGGTCGTGCTTTCAGTTCCAGAGACTTGGCTGCCTTAGCAGTTGGTGGTGGTCCTGATCCTATGGCTGCTATTGCACAAAAAATGGCTGCTTATGTTAACAACCAGAAGCAAAAAGATTTATTCTCTTGTTTAACTGGTGCATTTGGTTCTATCAACGCAAACGACAGCAACTCTGCTCTATTTGATTTAACGATTGATTCCGAATCAGGTGACTCTCCAACAACTTTGAGTCCAAGACACGTTGCAAAGGCTCAGGCTTTGTTAGGTGATCAAGGAGATAAATTAACTGCAGTTGCAATGCACTCAAAAGTTTTTTATGACTTAGTTGAGAGAAATGCAATTGACAGAATTTACGACAATACAGGAGCTCCCGACACCTCAGCCACAGGCGGTAGTACAGTAAGAGCTTTTGATGGACCTACAGCTGTTAATACATTTATGGGTCTAAATGTTATTGTTTCTGACGATGTCCCAACCACTGGCAGTGGAAGTTCCACAGAGTACTCAACATTCTTCTTTACACAAGGGGCTGTAGTAACTGGGGAGCAAGCTCCGATCAGAACACAAACAGATAGAGACATCCTTGCTTTGGAAGAGGCAATGGCAGTGGATCTTCACTATATCTATCATCCTGTCGGTTTAAAGTACGCTGTATCAACAGTCAATCCTAATAGAACTGTATTAGAAACTGTTGCATCTTGGTCGAAAGTGTATGAGACAAAGAACATCGGTATTGTTCGTGCAACTAACGTATCTAATCAGGATTAATTATGCCTTCTTTATTTGAAGTAACTGCTGGTTCTTTAGTTGGACCAACATCAGGTGGAACTGTTACTCAGGCCACTAACAAATCAACAGGTGTAACTCTAAATACAGAGTCTGGACAAATCACAATGAACAATGCACAGCTTGATGCTGGCACTGAAGTATCTTTCACAGTAACAAACAGCAAGATTGCAGCAACAGATGTTGTTGTAGCTTGTCATGGTTCTGCTGGAACTGCTGGTTCATATCTGGTGAATGCAAATGCGATTGCAGCTGGATCTTTTGCGGTCACAGTTTCAAACGTATCTGCTGGAAACTTAAGTGAAGCTATTGTTATTAACTTTGTTGCTCTCAAGGGTGCATCAAGCTAATGGGAATGTATGCCTTTAGGCGTATGAGAGAGAGAAATGAAGCTGCTCAAAAGGTGGCTTCATTAACTCCAACTCTTGAAAAGCCAAAACCAAAATCTAAGCCCAAAAAGGTAAAACTCGATGGCGATAACAATTGACGCTACCGTTGGTGGTGCAAATGCAAACTCCTATATAACTCTTGCTGACGCAAATTCATTTATTGAGGGATTAGTCCTTAGTGATGATGCTGCTGCTTGGGATGGGTCAAGCAACGATAATAAAAATCGAGCTTTATTCACTGCAGCACAAAGAATTGATCGAGAGAAATTTCTCGGTGCAAGGGTCAACGATACTCAGGCTTTAGAGTGGCCCAGATCAGGTGTTCGCAAACCTGACACTTACACAAACCTTTATGGTTTATCATTCCCAAACAGATTAGTTGCTGATTATTACACCGACACAGAAATACCTGACCGTGTAAAAAATGCACAGGTTATTTTGGCTGTATATTTAAACAACAATAGGAACGGACTAGAACTAAGTGGTTTGGAGGATTTTCAAACTGTTAGTATAGGAAATATCAACGTCACCCCCAGATTTTTTGGTGCTGTTGGTGTTGATCGAATACCTCCAATCGTTGATCATTATTTGATGGGCATTAGAATAGGAGGAAGAGCAAACTTACAAATCAAGAGGTCATGAAAATGGGTTACGGATACGAATATCCTGCAGCAAAAATTATTAATGATACAGCAGCCCACACTGGAAGGTTTGGTAAAGTTGTTGCATTACAAGATTCTGTTATTAACACTTTGGCTGCTGAAAATATCACAGGAGATCTTACTTCCTTACAATTCAAATCAACTGCTGAAATTTGTGGTGTGATAACAAGCGTCAAACTCGACAGCGGAACTGTTATTGCATATTCATTATGAGTCTTGCAAACGCTCTTAAAAAAGCTGCATCAAAAACTCTGAGCAAACTTGGAGGAGACGTAACTATTCGACAGGTTACTGCTGGCACTTATAACACAACAACTGGTGCTATATCTGAGTCAACTTCCGATACAACTATTAAGGGCGTTTTAAGTAATGTTTCGAGATCAGAGGTTAACGATCTCATTGAGTCTCAAGATAAGATTCTAACAATATCGTCTGGCGATCTTACATTCGTGCCAACAACTAAAGACCGAGTTGTTATAAGCAGCGTTGAGTTTAAAATAATTCAAGTGACGATAAATGAGCAAAATAACACTCCAGTAAGTTTTGATCTTGTTTTGAGGTAATTATGGCTAGAGAAATTAAGCTGACAGGAATTGGTGATCACTTTGAACAGCAATTAATTAACACCGTGAGAAAAGCAACTTTAAAAGCAGAAAAAGATATTAAATTTTTTACACCAGTTGATACAGGTAGATTAATTGGATCTTGGGAAAGTGACATAAAACCTTTTATAGGTGTTGTATTCACTGACGTTGAATATGCAGAGCCTGTCGCCTACGGAACTAACTTACCACGCAGTTGGGGAGGTAAATATAGAACAAGACCTGAAACAAACACAATAAAAGGATATCCAGAACTTATTGCAAAACAATTAGAACAATATATTGCAGATCAATTTAGGAGTTCATAATGGCAGCATTAGACCTAAACACAATCAGATCAACTATTGAAGGCAGACTTGCAACAGAGCTCGCATCAAGTCCAGCAATTCCTGTTGTATTTAATAATATGGCTTTTGATTCAACTGCGGAGGACACTTTTGTTCAATGTTTAACAAGTTTTGGAGCCAACCAATATTTAACTCAAGGCGATACATCAAATGCTTTTAATAATATTGTAGGCTTAATAGTTTTAAATATTTTTACTGAAGAGGGCATAGGAGCAGGATCAAACTACACGATTGGCAAAAGAATCAGGGACTTATACAATAGGGTCACAGTTTCAAATGTAATTTTTGATTCTCCAGTTGGACCTGAAGTCTTATCATCAAGTCCTGAAGGAAAATTTCAAACTCAAATAAGAATTACATTTAATATTTATGAGGATCTTTAATGGAAATTACAGAAAAAATGCTTGATGTTATAGAAGCTGTTAAAGGCAGAAGAGAACCACAATATTGGGATAACCAGTGTCGAAGATATATGGAAAAACAAGAAGCACTTGAAAAAGATGTA